TCCTGTGCGGCCTTCTTCCCGAATACTTCTTCGACTGTCTTGCCGGTGTCTCCGACCTGCTGTTGCAGTGCTTCGGAAACGGATCCGGATTCGCTGATGGCTTTTACCGCCGCCTGAAATGCCCCAGGGACATCATCCGTCTCGCCTGACAGGTTTGCGATACCCTTGGTCAGACCAGACATTACAGAACCAACATCCGCACCGCCATCAGACAGGCTGATGAGCATTGCAAGAGCGTCTTCCGAAGAATAACCTAATTCCTGAAACTGCGTGGAGTTGTCGGCAAGGTATCCGGTCAAATCATCCACGGACATCTGGCAGGACTGGTTAGCCGTAGTCAGGTCATCGAGCAGAGGGTCGAGGTCGTCTATATCCATGCCCCACCTATGCATGATGTTGGCGATAGAATCGACCGCCTTGACTCCGTCCGTGCCCGTGTGGTCGGCAAAATTAGAAAACTTGACCGTAGCATCTTCCGCAACGTCTCCGGTCAGCCCAAATCTTGTGTTTAATTCTGCCAGTGTGTTGGCGACATCTCCGATACTTCCGCTGTCATTTGCAAGGGAGCCGAAAGCATTCTGGGCGGCTGTGTTCAGCTCGTCCAGAGCTTCACCGGATGCACCAGTACCTTCCACGACTGCGGCGGATGCCTCATCAAACTCCGCAGCCATGTCATAGGCAGCCTGTCCGATTTCCTTGAGCTTGTCTGCGATGCCCGCAGCGACAATGACTTCGGACAGTCCCTGCATCTTGTCGCCCGCTTCTTCGGCGGCTTCTTTCTGCTCACCGAGTCCGCTGTTGGTGTCATTGAGCTGAGCTGTTAAATTCTGCTCTTCGGTCTTCGCATTGGTCAGCGCACGTTCCAGTTTTGCGACTTCTTCGGAATCCTCGCCATAGATAGCTTTCGCCGCTTCCAGTTTCTGCGTTAACGCTTCCTGCTTCTGGGCGTTGGCTTCAAGCTGTGATTCCAGTATTTCCGTTTTGGATTTCTGATACTCTGCAGCGTCACCTGTTGCCTTAAATGTTGCCTCTGCCAGTTTCATCTCCGCACGGAGTGTGGACATTTCAGACTGTGCGGATTTTAAGGAAGACTCAAATTCGGCGGTCTCAGCCTTAAAGAGTATTTTCGCTTCGTTCTTAGCGCTTGCCACGGCTGTTTTCCACCTCCTTCCGTTGTGCGTAGCTTAGCCATCCGTCATAAGCGTTCTTATTGCTTGCAACGGATTCTAAAAAAGCCTCATCGCTGTTCCAGAACGTCTCGTCCGGAATGCCAACGATGAGGCAGTAGTAAGTGTAACAATCTTCTATTGTTTCAATCGGAAAGTTGGGGACTCTCACCGATAGGCGCGGTTTTTCCCGCGTGGCTTTCCGGAAGGCATCACGGAACCCTGTTTTTTTTCCTTGACACCAAACAGGAGCATGAATACATTGCCCATTTCCCCACGGTCATCGGACATGCGCTCGAAAAACTCATCCATATCCATGCAATCCTTGTTGGGATTCGCGGCACGATAGGCGATATAGATGATCTCCGCCATCTCAAGCTCGTCTATGTCTTTACCCGCACCCAGTTTCTGGTAAAGAGAGCGGTAGCGCTGATACAAATCAGGCGTCCGGCGGGAGAGTTCTGCAAGCGCTCCCATCCCCAACGTAACGCTTTCCTGCGTGCCGTCCTCAAGTGTAATTTTATAAACTGCCACTACCGCTCACCTCCTTACGTAGTTAGCTTCCGAGCTGTGCAAGCTCAGAGCTGAAGCTGGTCATCCAGTTTTCTGCGTTGAGCACTTCGCCGGTCAGCTCGTCTTCGATTGCTTCATATTCACCCTTGTTGTAGTCATCGGGCATGTAGGCTGCTTTCAGCTCGACTTCGGCGACTTCCTCTGCGCCGTTCTCGATTTCGAGGCTGTTGATTTCCTCAATTTTGCATCTGGGGAAAGCTTTGAACATGATCACGTCATCCTCATCCTTGACACGCGCGGTCAGGGAAAACTCCGGCATCGGAGTCGTGTTGTCGAAAGCATAGACTCCGGGCTGAAGGCCAGTGCTGACCATGGCATGGAGCTTCCTGTACAGGTTAAGCTTGATATGCATCTTCAGTGTGATGGAACCGTTGCCGGTGGGCTTGGTTTTTCTCTTCTTCACGACTCCACGGCAGGACTTCGTGATGGTCTTGGTCTCGCGCTCAACAGTGAGCGTGCCGATGCAGTCATCTCTTGTATATTCGGACTCACCTGCCACCTTGATGGCAAGCTGGTCACATTCGTAAGGGCTGTAAACATCGCCAGTAGCGTAAGCCATAGTTATTTCTCCTTATTGATTAAAATCCTCTGTCAGTTTTCCAATGCAGAGGTCAACGATTTGAGCCGTGGCATTTTCCGCGCCTCTCATCATGAATTGCTGATTTCCTGCGTGGCGTTTCGTGTTCGTCCCGTCATCAGGAAAGTACAGGTATCCGTATCGTCCACGGGCTGAGATGGTCACGGACAAAGGGCCGTTGCTCTGCGTAAACTTCCCTGGCATCGCAACAGACGCCGGAGCGGGCTTGCCTTTCCATGTCCGACCGGATGACGGCAGGAGCATAGCAATCTGCTCTTTGATGAGCTGTGCGCCCTGAGTCTGCAGAACGCTGTCAATCAGCTGACCTGCCCCTGCTCCGTACTGCTCCATCGCCTGTGCTACGGAATCGAGCGCCTCTGCGACAACAGTCCATTCAGCCATCTCAGCACCTCTTTTCCGGACGGTAGACCGTGATATGCGCTATCTCCACGACCATGTTTGTCGAACCTTTGAACGTGTAATCATAGGTCACGTCATCATTAGTCGGACGGATTTTGATGCCGGTCTCTTCGTCCTTTGCGGTCAGGGCTTCAATCACCCGCTCCACATACCCTTCAGGGATGTAATCCTCATGGATGATGTGGATTTGGTAGAAGGTCTGGTAATCATTCTGTGTCGTGGCGCTCTTCTTTGCGGTCTTGAGCCGGTTGAACACAAAATAGTTCCACTGGGCGAGCGCCTTCTCACGGCACGCGCCATACCAGACGCCCTGCATCGGTACTTCCATATCCTGACAGAGGGTTTCCAGTGTGCTTCTTATCCTATCCAGAACACTCAAAGTTTCCTCACCTCCTCCAGATACAGGAACATCCGCTCTTCATGGTCGTCATAGTCAATGTCATACAGGGAGTACAGCACGCCGTTTGTGATTGCGTACTGGTCTGCCTTTACCGTCTTCCTGAGCGGTGTGCTGACTTTAAGTGACAGCGACCTGCCATGTGCTTCTGCAAAAGACAAATCTCCGTCCCTCTTGCTCTCAACGTTGTACCGGAGCTTCTCGATGCGGATGAGGTCGGATTCATCTAATGCATTTTTCACCGCATTGAAGGACGACTGATTATCAGACCGGTTTCTATAGATGGATATGACTCCGTCTATATATCCTTTCCGGACATCCCTCATTTTCCGCATCAGCCATCACTCCCCTCTTCCACAGTGTCTGCGTGCGTGTTCGCCCTGAGCATGAACAAATCATCTGCGTAGTTCACGGCAAACTCATCGAGTGATCCGCTCCAGATGTATCGGATGCAATCAAAAAGGAGCTGTAACAGATTTTTGTCGTCCATGTCGATGGAAAACTCAATCGTGTTACCGCTCCGCTTTGATAAATACGCCTCTGCTCTTGCGCAGATTCCGGAGAGCTTCTCGTCTGTTTCTGTATCGCGGTAGGTGATGTCCAGATAGTTCCGTATAGCGTCAAAATAATCGGGCATCTCCTCACCTCCTGATCAGTGCTTACTGCTCTTCTTTCACACGGAAGTACTGAGGAGCCAGGTTGCTGATGTTGAGGTACTTGAAACTGTTGAAATCCTTCGGGCGACCGTTGCCGAGGAACTTGATCTTGTACGCCCTCATGTCCTCAAGGAACATGGTGCTGTCGTCATACTCAAGTTTGCCGTTCTTGGGCAGGCCCATGCCGTAGAAGTACTGCTTGCCGATGCCGAAAACAGCCTTGCCGGAGTCGACTGCGGTAGACTGGATGATCTGGCAGGGAACAGGGAAGATGTTGTTGTGGTATGCACCATCAGGGCCCTGAACAGTGGTTGCGGGCATGACCTTGGTGTAGTAGTCGGCGGGATTGCAGACGAAGATGAGTCCGTCAACCTTGCGGGGGCGTCCGCTGGGAGATACAGCCATGGCACCGACCAGAGCGCCGATGGTGGCGGGAGTGATCTCTGTCAGGGCGGTGGCGGTCTGTGCGTTGTACTCGTGAGTGGTGCTGTCAGTGGTTCCGTCGCTGATCATGCCGATGGGCTGATTGATGCCGGTGCCGGAGATGATTCCATCCTCTGCGCCGAGACCAAGAGCCTCAGTCAGGATGCCACGGACATAGCGGTCAAGCCATGCGGGACCTGCATCGAGCATGTCCTGATTGACGATAATGTAGGCAAACAGCTTCGCATAGGAAACATCGATTTCCGCAATGCTTCCGATCAGCTCATTGACGCCGGTTCTGCCCAGACCAAGAGCGCCCCATGTCGCATGCTGTACGCCCTGAGTGTTGTAGATCATCTTGGTGATGGCGGTTGTGTTCTGGAAGTCGATAGCATTGAGCAGAGGGAACTCAGAGATGATGTCCTCTGTGACGGTATCGATGATGGTCTGAGGGAATGCCACATCGATATTGGAGATAGCCTGCTTGGGGCTGTCGGACTTCATAGCGCCGATCACTGCCTGATAGAATTTGGTCTCCTGTGTGGTCAGCTGTCTGACGCCACGACCCGCGATGATGGTGCGGTCAACATCTTCCAGAGTGCCGTTGACCTGCTGAGTGATCACTTCGCTATAAAACTTGGAAAGGTCTTCCAGAGACTGCTGAACAGCCTTCTCGTCATTGCTGGCGATGGAGTTGGAAAGTGCCTGAACGATTTCCGCTCTTTTGCTCTGCATCATATCAAGATTAATCATTTCTTTTTCTCCTTTTATTTGAAGTATTTGGCTACGAGATTGTTAACAGTTGCGGGATCCATCGGCTTGACCGGCTGAAGCTGTTTCATGAGGCGGGAAAGCTGTTTCTTCAGCTCCCTGTTGGAAGCTTTCAGGGCTTTAATGTCCTCATCCTCATCATCGTCCTCATCCTTGTCGTCGTCGGGATCTTCTTCATCATCGGCGGTGTCGGCGGTATCATCGGAATCGTCAGCCTTGTCGTCCTCATCATTGGTCTCAGGCTCTGCCTTTTCTTCCTCGTCATCGTCATCCTCGTCTTCGGGGAGTGCCTGACGATTGACCTCATCGATGAATCCGTACTCAAGACACTCATCAGGGGTCAGGAATGTTTCCGCATCCATGAGTTCCATGAGTTTTTCCTCTGTCAGCTTTCCTCCGCACGCATCGAGGAAGATCTGCCTGTTGGACTCCATGAGTTTATCCAGGGCATCTGCTTCCTTCCGCAGGTCGTTGGCATTGCCGGCGACAATCGTCCACATATTGTGAACGAGTGCGGATGTACCGAGGTTCATGGTGCGATGATCGCAAGCCATGAGGATCAGGAAGGCGACGCTGTAGGCATTGCCGTCCACCACTCCGTTGACTGTCGCGCCGTGGCGCTTCAACTGGTTGTAGATGCCGACGCCTTCCTTGACCTCGCCACCGTTGGAATTGATGTAAAGATTGATGGTCGCATCGCCGGGAATCTGAGCGAGCTTTTCACGGAAATACTTGTTGGAAGTTTCCGACTCAAGTTCTTTCCATGTACTCCAATCGAAGCGGCCTCTTGCCGTGACATCATCATAGATGTACATGTCATAGCTGTTCGGTACCGACTGGCGCGGGCTGATGCGGAACATCATCTTAGGTTTCGTAATCATCTTCATTCACCTCCTCTCCGTTTGGATTTGCTGCATCTGCGTAATTCTTAGTTATGTAATGGCGGTTTGCCCATTCTTCATTGATTTCGGGCATACCCAGAAGCCGACAAAGTTCATTGTGGCTGAAGCCGTCCGCGAACAGCTTGTCGAAGTTGGTCGCCACTTCAAAGATGTCGGTGTGTTTGATGTTGTTGGTAAATGCTTTGATGCGGTTGCCTCTGGACGCCTGTTTCTGGTCAAACTCCTTCGCGGTCAGCTCCGTGGCGAGCATGGACGCGAGCGGGTCAACGCAGGATGTCAGGAACACATTGAAGGCGTCCGACATTCCGGCGACTTCTCCGCGCAGGACTGCAGGCGGTACTTTGTAGGCGTTGGCGACTCGCATCAGTGCTGCATCGAGCATGTTGTTGATGTTCTCAGAAGACTCGCTGTCAATGCTTTCATGCTTTCCGCTGTAGGTCATCCCGCGGAACAGGGGCATCACCGCATTACTCGCGGAGAAATACGACTTGAATCTGGAATTGATCCATGCACCGTATTTCTGCTCAAAGTCTTCCGGACCAGCCGCCGCGCTGTTCACGTTCAGGATGCCTTTTTCACCGCCGGAGCCTGAGTAGACTTCCGCAGCGTGCGTGACCAGCTCGCCGTACAGTTTCATGACGGACATCAGCGTCGTATTGATGTCCACGGTCGAGTAGCGCATGTAGAAAACTTCGCTCGACTTGAACTGCTTCTTGAACTGGTAGTCCCCGCGGGAGACCTGCTCGAAGACATCTTCCTTGACCGCATACTCAGGATGATGCACAAAGTCGTCCGCAATGATGAGCTGTTCACCAATGGGGACGACTAAGACTTCCTGATAGTAGAGGAGCTTGCACCAGAATTCTTTCCAGAAATCTTTGGCATTCTGGTTCAGGTTCGGCTTCACGTTCAGCCGGTACCATTCCCGCCCCTCCTGTAATTCATTTTTGTAATATGTCTGCAACTCGATGTTGCTCATGAGCGCTGCGACGAAATCAATAACCGTGAAGATTGCATAAGCGTCAACAGCAAATTCCGTCTCTTTCGCATGGAATTGGTTGACTGTTATCTGCTTCACGCCGTTCTCGTCAGCGTCCACATCTTTAAAAAGCGATGCCAGGAAACTCCTGAAGCTCACATCCTGCACCTCCTTCCTTAAAAGACCATCACTCCGTTATCACCAAAGTCGGAATCGTAATCGATGTCCAGATCCGTATCGTTCTCCGTCAGTATCGACACGCATTCCGCAGCGACTAAAGCCTTGAACGGGTCTGTTTTACGGCTGTGTGGTTCAATTTTTCCGTATGTGATATTTCCCACTTTTGAGACTTCCATCTTTGAGTTCCAGATAGCCCATCTCATGAGTGGGTTGTCTCCGAAAGCGTAGGATTGATTGACAAAGTTGCTTGTGATTATTGGCGCGACCTGCATCTCGTTGGACGGTCTGAGCAGGTAGATGTTCCCGCATTTCTTGTCCCAGATGAAGCGCTGTGCTTCGAGCGCGTTCCTCATCATCTGGTAGCGGTACTGGTCTATGCCGACCGCAACGATATTGGCGCCAAGTTCCGATTCTTTCACCCTCAGCCAGCAGGCGGGAAGGTCGGCGGGTATCTCCGGAGCGTCAACAAAGGTTATCAGCCCCATAGCCTCCCACTGCTCGAGCGGTGCTTTTATCTTCTTGAGGTCACGCGACTGTCTGCAGGCCCATGTGTGGGTTATCCAGATATGCTGACCGTTCACGATAAAGAGCAGACCGGCTGACAGGAAGTCCGTGGTACTCATATAGTCGATACCGGCAAAGCACGGCCTGCCGAAAATGGCTTCGTGGTTAATCGGCTTGTTGGTAGACTGGACATTTTCCCACGTAGTGATGTTGTCTTCTGATGCCTTGGGCGGGAAGTTCATGCGCTTCGTGCTGAAGCTGATGTTCCCAATCGGGTCGTCCTGATAGTCGGCAAACTCCATCTGGATTTCATACTGCAGGTGCGGAAGATACTGCAGTGACGGATTCGCCTTGTACCACATGTCAGGATTGCTTATTTCTTCCTCCGCCTCGACATGGCAGAAGAACGGAAGCCAGCCGTTGTCAGCCTTCTCGCCCTTCAGGATACTGAGCATTTTGCCTTTGAGGTCGTCCAGAACGCCACCGCGCACAAGTCCATCCGTTGAAATGTATGTCCTGCGAGGTCTGGGAACCTTACCAAGGCCGGTGGTAGCTACATCCATCAGCTTGTAATTCTCGTAGGCGTGTATCTCGTCAAAATCGACCTTGCCGGGACGGAATCCGTCTTTGGTCTTTGGGCTGGACGTATTGAACGCGAACTCACTGCCGGTGTCCGTGTTCGTGATTAGCTCTTTCGTCCACTTGAAGTGCTTACGCATCTTCTTTTCGTTGGCTTCAAGGACATCGTAGACATCCTGCCATGATGCTTTGGCTTGCTTTTCCGACATTGCAAAGATGTCAATATGGTACTTCGGAATACCATTCGTGTCCGTCAGCAGACAGAAATCCTCAAACGCCAGATAGCCGTTCTTTCCTCCGCCCCTTCCGATGTAGATCATCAGCATCGGCCACCGGAGCTGTGCAGAATCTCTCAGGTATGTGCAGTTGTGCAGTGCAAAGCAAAACGACTCCCACGGAAACAGGCTGTACGGAAAGTACTTCTGGTAACTCATGTACTTCTCAAGCTGTTCCTCATCGACATAAATCCTTCCCGACCTAAATTCTTTTTCCACCAGATCAATGAGCATGTGCTGTTCTTCGCAGACTGGATACTTTCCGCTCCGGACTAAATCAATGTAGTCCTGGATCCAGTGCGTCATAGCTCATCATCTTCCTCTGCCGGTATGTTGTCGGTGGAAATACCAAGGTCTTTGAGAATCTGCAACATCTGTCTGGTATATGTGGGCAATAATTTGATGTTCGGATTGTCTTTTTCATACTCTTTGCCGGTGGATGATATGGATTTGTACGAAAGTCCTCTGGTCTCAATGTCCGCCTTCATCACTTCGACCTGATCGTAGTACCAACAGTAGTCATCTACGAGTCCGACAAAGTGAGCATGTTCCGCGCCCTTCGTTTTCAGCTGCTGCAGAAGACTTTCCCTGACTTTTTCGGATTTTTTCGCCATTTGAGCCTCCTTTTTGTGTAATTTACGTGTGCTTTGGTGGGAAATCTGTTTAAATCAG